GCCTATGGCCGGCATGTACTGCGCCCAGCGCGCGGCGTACTCGCTCCAGCTATCCTGCTCCTCGCCGGTGCCGGACTGAGTCGGCGTGTTTTGCTCGATGGAGATCCGTTCCGTGAGCGGGCCGGCCCTCACCGGAACCTCGCGATCCGGTAGGGCAGCAACACCCACTGCACGTTCATGGGCACCTCGGTCGCCGATGTGCCGGTCTGGCGCACCACGATGGGTTCCCGATTTTCGTAGAGGTTCGCCAGCATCATCTTCACGCCAGTCCGTATCAGGTCGGGAACGTCCGCCGCGTCGTCCCCGTATCCCGCCACGAACGTGACGATGACGCTGTTCGGAACATCCCGCACCGAAGGCCAGCTCTTGTTGTAAGCCTCGACAATGCGCCCCGGCTCGGAACTCGTATCCACGGTGTACTCGCTGGACGCCAGCGTCTGCGAGTCGCCACCCGTATCGGTGTAGGTAATCGACGACACTGACTGCAGGGGCGCCAGCGGCAGCCTGAACTCGGAAGGGAACCCGACACGGGAAAGCGTCCAGGTCTGGGTGATGAGTGCGCGACGCAGGTGGTTTTCGACGGCCTGCCGGGCTGCAGGGATCAGGGCGGCGATGAAAGCGTCGTCGTCATCCGACTCCTGGCGAACCCACGTCTTGGCCTCCGCAGTCGTGATCGGCTCCGTGGCCGGCGCGGAGGTTTGCTGGAGCGCCCCCTCCGTGATCATGTCAGCGCGGTCGCCTCATGGCGTTTTCGCGCGGCCTGCGCACGGCTTCCTCGATCAACCCGCGCCGCAGCCAGACATCGGCGACATTCCCCTGAGGCGAGATGATGTCACCGCGGTCGTAGCGTTGGAACGGGGTCAGCACCCGGTACTGCTTGGGCCGCTTCTTACTCCCACGCATCACTTGGCTTGCCTCCTTTCCAGAACTCGGACGAGTGCTGGTAGATAGTCTCGAAATCGCGTGATGGCCACTGCACCATCAACTCTGCATGTCCAACCACGACGCGAGGCGCGACATAGAGGGTCCGTCCCTGCTTCTCCCACTGGCGCCAGAAATAGACATCGTCGTCCAGGCGCCCCTCGCCCCAGGTTCCGTCGGGCGCCGGCTGACTCCAGAACCAAGGCCGCGGCATGGCTTGCAGTGCCTCGACCTTGATCGCGGTCAGCCCGAAATGCGCCGTCGAAGCTCTCGCGAGATCGCTCTCGAAGTAGTCGATGGGCAGCTCTGGCCGGGGCCGGCCGTCCTCGCCGCGGATGGTCATCAGCGGAAAGCCCTGCGTGCGTCCCTGCTGCAGCGCGGCGATGGCGTCGGCCTCCGGATGCTCCAACGCCAGCCTCATCAGCGTCGCCACGTCCTGGCGGGTGTAGACCGTGTCGTAATCCACGGTAATGACGTAGTCGCAGCCCTCGGCGATGAACATCTCGATACACCGCTCGAGGCACTGACCCCAGAACGCCCCGCTGTACTTGCGCAACTCGATACCGAGCTTCGGGAACGCGGCGAGCGCACAGAAGAAATTGTCCATGAAGCCAAGGCGCGGAACGCTCATTGCCGCCCCGAACTTCTTTGCTCTCGGCTTCTCTGCCAGCGTAAACACCGGCTTGTAACCGGCGAGATTCAAGCTAATCGGATACGAGGAGCAGTCATTGATCTCCGGCTGCCACGGCTCGATTCGTTCGAGGCCAGCAGCCTCCATCAACTCCGTCAGTGCCTCGCGGTCATAGATGCAGCGGTGGTAGTCGTGCTCATCCACCTGTCCGCCCATGACCAGGCCCTGCACCTGGATCTCTTCTCCAGCCAGGTAGCGCTTGGCGACCTGCTCGAAGTCCGGGACCGCAATGCGAATCCGCCCGCCGGGCTTGAGTACCCGCACCCACTCCGAAAGTACCGCCATGGCGTGCTGGTGACTGAAGTGCTCGAGCACGTGACTGGCGTAAATCTCCTCCGCGCTGTCGTCCGGGTAGGCAAGCGGGTAAATCCCCTGTCCATCCTTGGCATCGACAGACTGGAAGCCGGCGAGCTCGTGCCCGCCGGCCCCCAGGTTGAGCTTCATGCCTTAACTGGCCTCGACCAGAGCGTCGACACCGGCGCCGGTTGCGTCGATCGGCGCATCCTCGCCTTTGGCCAGGTTCGCCAGGGCAGTGATGGTCTGGGTGGTGACCGGCGAGACGCTGACCTTGAGGTAGCGCTTCCGACCGCGAAGATCGACGTTCATCTTCACGCCCCAGTTGCCCTGGGTGACGGCGTTCGGGATCGTGAAACCCCCGGTTCCATCACCGACCAGCTCCGTGATATCCGCGAAGTTCGACACGACGGTGTCGTCCGACTCGGACACCTTCAGCACCGATGGGTTGTTGGTCACGTCGTTGCTGGTGGTGGTGATGACATCGATGATGGCGTAGCGATACCCGAGAGTATCGATGTTTCCCGAGGCCGTCGCCGCGTTGGTGGTCGAGGCCTGGTTGATCGCAATGACCTGCTTGGTCTGCGGACGCATGGCTGATTCCTCTTGAAAAAGCAACGGCGGGAAAACCCGCCGCCACCAGATTGCAGATTTGACTATCAGGCCGTCAGCTTGAGCGCGATGATGCCGCCGGCATTCGTGGTATCCCCGAGGCTGTGACAGACGATGTCAAACCGTTCGGTGCCACGAAGTGCGACCTGGTCAAGCTCGAAGTAGCGGTGATCGGAGGCCATGATCGTCACGCCTCGGCGGTCACCCATGCGCGCGGTGCGCATGAGATCGCCGTAGAACGCGACAATGTTGCCCGCCTGATCACCCGTGCCGGACGGCAGGGTCTCGTCCAGGATCACCGGTGTCCCGAGGTAACGCTCTTGCACTACACCGCTCGAGCTGTCGATGGTGTTGCCGCCGGCAGCCGCCATCAGTCTCTCGAACACCGAACTGAAGAACGCGGACGAGCAGTAGAACCGGGCGTTGCTGCGCGCCCACTTCGGCAGCTTCGCGCGCCAGTTGGCGATGTGGGTGGCCGTGACCTCCGAGAACAGGTTGATATTTGACGGCGCATCGTGCACGGAAGCGGTATGCGTGCCATCGTCGATCTTCGTGACGAGACCCCGGATGCCGTGGAAGGCGGAGGTACCGTCCCCGTTCCATCCGCAATCGTCCTCCTTCACGGCGAAGGTGTAGGACATCTCCTGCACGATGTCATCGGCAATGGCGAGCACGGCGTCCTCGGACAGCTCCGAGCTGTACTTGGTCAGCACGGCCCACTTGCGGGCGACGAGCTCGATGTTCGTCCATTCCTTCTCGGACTCGGTGATCTCGTCGTTCTCCCCGACCGCGTACGCGGTAAGCCCGGAGTTTCGCACCGGGACCACCAGCGTATCCGAGCCCATCGGGGTCACCCGCGCGTTGGCACGAAACACGCCGAACTCGTCACGGTTGTCGATGATCGCCTGTTCCATCTCCGTCGGCACCAGAAAACCGCCCTTCTTGTTGATGCCTTCGACCTGCGCGCGGATCTCGATGCCGTTGTCGGTGCACCACTGTGCCGCCCGCTGGTCGCCGAAGATCGTGGCGAGCGCGAACATGCCGCTGCGGTATGCCATGCGCTCCGCTTCCTGGCGGCCGTATCGGTCGAAAGAGCGAAGACGGCCGGATCGCCGCAAGGGGAACGTCGGCGAGGGCTTGAACGCAGGCTCGGCCCCCGGCTCGCTGCCGTCACCCGGGTCCTGCGGCGTGGTGCGACGCTGCCCCTTGGTGGCGTCCGCCTTCTGCTTCTGGACCTTCTGGCGCCGCTCCTCGTCGGCCTCCTTGTCCTTGATCTCGGCCGCCAACTTCTCAGCATCGGCCATCTTGGCGTCGAACTGCTCACGCTCCTCTTTGCTCAGGTCGCGCTTCTCGTCCTTCGCCTTGGTGACGATGCCCTCGGCCTCGTCAATCAACTTGGTGTGCTTCTCTCGAAGTTCCTTCAGGGGGTCCATGGTGGATCTCCAGTTCGTCAGTGATCAGGAACGGCGGTCGCCGCTCCAGCATGTGCCGTCAGCTCACGCCCCGCCGGGCTCCTGACTGGCGAACATCCGCGCGCGAGCGACCCGCGTTCGGGCTTGATGCGCGAAGATGGCAGACGCGCAGTGCTCGCGCGCTGCGTTCAGCGAGCGCACTGCCACGTCGGTGTCGGGGTATGCCGGGAACGTCACTGGACTCACGTCGAAAAGCTGCGCACGGATCAGCGTGCGCACATTCTTCTCCTCGACGACCTGCCAGGAGTCCTCCAACGTCATGAATCCGAAGCTCATCTGATCGATGTCGCCCCGGTCAATCGAAACCGCGAGATCCCTTGCCGCCTGCGTGTCGGGCGGATTGATCTCGACGTGAAGCCCGGTCTCGTCCTCGGCAAGCTTCAGCGTGCCGGCGCGGTTTCGACCAAGCACGATGTCGGCGTTGTGATTGAACAGCGCCCGGATGTCGTCGGACTCGATACTCGACGAGAATGCGCCGGGCGCGATGCGCTCCTGGAATCCGCCAAGGTCCTCGGACAGCGAATTAAAAACCGCGGCATGGCCGGTAATCATGCGGGTCGTCGATTCGTCGTCGTGTTGGCGGGCCTCGACCTTGAGTCTCTGCAGACGAAAGAAGCGTCGCTCCATTTTCTGTGTCATGACAGTCTCCTATGCCGACATCAGGAAGCAGTCGCATCCATCATGAAGGGGAGGATGCAGAACCTTCCGGCGCGCGGTGAATGGTGAAACTCCACCCGCGTCAATCGTCTCGCCCTGCCCGAGAAACGGACTGCTGATGGTGATCGTGCGGCCCTGCAGTGAGTTGCAGAGCGGGCAGTTCTTGCCGAATGTCTGCCATCGCTTCTTCTGGGAGCCGGCAGCCTGGAACACGATAAACGCGACCGCCTCGCCGGCCTGGATCGTCTCCCGTCGTCCTACCTTCTCGGCGCGAGTCTCTTCCCATTCCTCGACACGGCCCTGTATGAGCTCATCGAGCGACTGAGGCTCATCTCCGACCTGCGCCTGCGACTCGTCAATCACCGAGCGAAGCTGGCCAGCAGAGCTTTTCGCGTACCGGGCGCCGAGAGAGCGCGCATACTCGGCAGAGAAGTTCTCTCGCTCGACAGCGCCGGGCTCGACGCCTGCCTCCTGCGAAACCACCTCGTCCATCGCCAGCATGTAGGCATTGATGGCCGGCGCCATCTGCCGCTCGACGGTGGCCGGGAAGTCCGTGTAGAACTCGTTCACCCACCGCTGCATGTCCGGCGCCGCTCGAGATCCCGCGAACTGTTCGATTGCTGCGCGTACCGCTTTCGACTCTTCCCGGACCACGCGGCGCGCAGCCGCCACGAGTGTCTCGCGATGGGCATCACGGATGCGGCGACGCCCCCGGACAATCAGGTCGTCCCGGGCCCGGTGCTCGGGTATCCGGGTGCCTCTATCGGGAGGCTCGTCCCCGGACTCCGGCATCTCCGCGACCTGGTCCGCGGGCAGCATGTTCACGGGAACGAGATACATATCCCCGTTGGGAATCGGGTTCATGTCCTCGAGCTCGCGCACGTCGTTCGCAGACAGGTACCCCCACTGTCGTCCGCTGGCGTATGCGGTATAGCGCGTCTCGATGTCGCCGCGCAGAAGGGCGTCCAGAACGAACCGGGCGAACCACGTGCCGCGCACGCGGTCCTCTATCGGGAAGAGCTTGCGCTTCAGCTCCTGCTCCCAACGGACCAGCCACGGGCGTACCGTGTCCACCGCCCACTCGATGCCCTGGTGCTCGATATTGTTGTTGGTCGAGCGCTCCAGGTGCTTGATCTTGTGGGGCGGCACATTGAACCAGCGGGCGATTTCCTCGACCAGGAACTTGCGAGTCTCCAGGAACTGCGCGTCCTCCGGGTTGATCGAAGTCTGCGTCCAGGTCGTCCCGCCCTCGAGGATCGCCACCCGGTGCGCATTGCGGCCACCGCCGTGCGCCTGCTCCCAATGCTTGCGCATTCGCTCATAGGCGTCATCGCGCAGAGAACCCGGGACCGAGAGCACGCCGCGCGCATCTGCGCTGTTCTCGTAGAACCGGTTGTTGTATTCCTGCGCGGCGAGGGCACCGCCGAATATCTCCCGCCCCATGCGGATGGGCGTGTAGCCGATTAGCCCGGTTTGCCCAAGGCCAGGAACGTGCAGGACATCCCGCGCCGGGAGAACAACCTGCACCCTGCCCGCGGCGTCTTTGACCTCGTAGGCCAACTCCTGCGCCTCGGTGCGGACTGGCCTGGTGCGATCCGGAAGCATCGGCCAGAGCGCCGTCCAGTCGCCCCGCGCATTGCGCTCGATCTCCGCGTAGGCATTACCCCACCCGAGCACGTGCGCCTGCAGCGTCTCCCGGAATACCGTCGATGTCATCTCCGGGTTCGGCTGGTGATGCAGCAAGAAATGCTCACGGGTCTGTTCGAGCTTCCGCCGACCGCGCGGCTCCATCGGCTCGTACACATTGAGCGGCAGCGTAGATACGGCTTCGGCGATGACCTTGATGCAGGCGTACACCGCCGAGAGGTTGAGCGCCTTCAGCTCGGTCAGGTTTTTGACGCCGGCGCTGTTGCGGCTTCCCCCGAACGCCTCCATCAGCCACGCTGGCGGATTCTTGAATCCGGCGCGGGTCTCGGGGACCATGATGTTCCGCAGCCAGCTCATCGCATTGCCCCGATCAGTGCCGTCGCCACCAGGATGGCGCCGACCGCGATTGCCGCCCATCCCGGCCCGTACTCCCAGCCGACACCACCCCCCAGCGTCACGATACCGCTCGCGTAAAGCACCTCGAGGGCGCCTGCACGGGATTTGCGATTATCCGAGCCATCTGATTCCACGGGTGTTATAGGGGCTCTCGTCCTCGCCTTCGTGAAGGATTGCCCGGCCCAGCGCCATCAGCAGCGCGACCACCGGATCGATGCGTTCAGTGGATGTTGCCTTGTTCGGCTTCTTGTTGCCGGCCGGGTCCTCCTTGATCGACACGTTCGCGATCGCCCACTGCAGCACGGGATCGCCGTTGTGCCCGATCAACTGGCCGGCGATGAGGCGTTCCATTTCCCGACAAGGCGCGGCCATCGAAGCAAATCCCTGCCCGAACAGCACGATCTCGAAGCCGTCGGCCTGGAGTTGCGTCGAAAGCTGTGTCGCGTTCCAGCGGTCCAGCGCTATCTCGGCGATCTGAACGACCTCGCCCAGCTCGACGATCCGGTGCCGGATCTGGTCGTAATCGATGACGTTGCCGCTGGTCGCCTCGATATGCCCGTCGCGTATCCAGGCGTCGTAGGGTACGCGGTCCCGCCGCACCCTCTCGTGCACGTTGTCTCCGGGCACCCAGTAAAAGCCCCGCGCGATGTACTGCTTGCCGAGCTCCGCGAGCTCCTCCGGCGTCGTCTCGAACAGCAGGACCAGGGCCGAGAGGTCCAGGGTCGATGACAGGTCCAGCCCGGCAAAACACTTCCGTCCCAGCAGGTCCTCGTGTTCAAGCTGGTCCCGGCACTGCTGCCAGCTCTCGACGGACAGCCAACGGGTATCCTGCTCCGTCCATTCGTTCAGACGCAGGCGGCGGAAGTTGTTCTGTCTGCCCGGGATCTGCTCGGCACGCTTCGCGAGCTGCCGGAGGTCATCGACCTTCACGCTGACCCCGTAGTTGGGATTCGCCTTCCGCCAGACGGTCTCGTCACGCCAGTCATCGCCCTCGTCGATCGTGGCGATGAACCCGAAATAGGAATCGTCCTCGACTACCCGTTCCAGGATCTTGGTGACATAGTCGCGCTGCTCGTAGCACACGCTCTGCCGGTTGAACCCCGAGGTTGTGATCGCCACCTGCAGCGGCTGCGCCCGGGCGCCGCCCCCGTGCTCGAGCACGTCCCAGACGGCCGGCGTCTTGTGGGCGTGGAGTTCGTCGATGATCAGCCCGTTCGGGTTTATGCCATCGAGTGTATCGGCGTCGGCACCGAGCGGCTCCATCTTGGAGTTCGTAGCCAAGATATGCAGATTGTTGCGGTGTGCCCCGACCTTGCGCTTGAGCGGAGGCGAGGAACGCACCATCCGCTCGGCCTCCGACCAAGTGATGAGCGCCTGATCACGCTTGGTAGCGGCGCAGTAGACCTCCGCGCCGGGCTCCTCGTCCGCGATGAAGAGATACAATCCCAGGGCGGCGCACATCGTGCTCTTCCCATTCTTCTTCGGAACCTCGACATACGCCGCGCGGAATCGCCGCATACCATCAGCTCGCAGCCATCCGAACAAAACCGCGAAGATGAACACCTGCCAGGGCTCGGGCACGAACTGCTTGCCGGCCCAGTCACGGCCCTTGCTGTGCTTGAGCAGGCCGCAGAAGTCGAGGAAGTGTTGCGCGTGGGCCGGGGACCAGATCAGGCCGCGCTCGGCTCCGTCGTCCAGGTCA